GAAGCAAATCCATAATTATCATTTACATCAATTAAACTTCTATCAATAGACGCTGCACTATTTGTAGTAGGCGCGCCATTAGCTAATAATCCAGGAACAGTAACAAGACGACTTGACCTTGGAGTATTTAAGGCTGTATTAGCATGTAGATCAATCTGTATTCTTGTAATTGGTCCGCTGTTTGTAGTTGGTCCGTATAGATAACCTTTTAAAGTAAAATTGAAGTTCCAGATAATAGTTCTTCTAGTAGAATAATCACCATCATATACATCCTCAAAATCTATACTATTCAATATAATTGGTATATCCATAGTTATATTCATAGATGGTATTAGATTTACTGATACGTTCCATTCTGGTTTAAAATATGGAACAATTTGTTCTACTATTTGTGTACCATCATCCGCATTCTTCACAAACGCTGATAACACAAATGTAATATCATAAGGAACAGGTGTATATTGTGTTCTCAACTGAGTATTATCAGATGTGATAATATAACTATTCTTTTGAGTGGAGTTTATTTTTCTCGTAGAATCATATGTAAGACCGGTCAACTCAAATCCAAGACGTGGAAGCGATATAGCAACTTCTCTATCTAGATCTGGATTTGTATCTAGTCTGACAAGAAATTTTTGTTTGGGTCCATACGCTAAAGGAACAGCAAGTGTTTGTACTCTATTACCGTTCGAATCCGTTCTTACAAGTTGGATATCATTGAATAATGATCCGAATACTTGAACATAACGTCTAATTGTACCGTGATAAAAATACTCAAACATCAGAACCTACCCTCTGACCATGGATCTTTTTCACTAAAATCAATAATATCGTCTTCTAGTATATTAGATTTATATACAGTATCATTATCTGCTTGTGCATCAATTGTAGAAATTTGGAATTCTTGTACGATACCATCACCATCTTCAGCTAGTAGAACTTCGCCATCTTCAAGAAGTGTTTGATAGAAAGTTTGATCAAGTGAATATTGATCTTCAACAATATCAATCTCACTATATCCAGTATCAAGTTTTTCAGAACTATAAGAAAATAATTCACAACGTAAATCATATGTCTGTAATCTACCGGTTTGATAAAAAATCTGTTCGTGTTCAACAAACTTGATCTCAAATATCTTATCAACCATTGGAAAATAGATTAGATCTCCTTCTAATGGACGATTAGAACTGATTGAGTATCCATTAGCAGTGCCTGCTTCTAGTACGATAGATTCTGTCTCATTGTTCCCTGTGAGAAACTGTCTTGATGGAACAGCCGTATTTGCCTGTTCTGTAAGTAGATTATAACCTACTTCTGTCATCAACTTTTCTGTACGAATCTGATCAAATCTTTTACGAGCAAGAGTGAAAGTCATCTCATCTCGTATCTGTAAACCGAATCTTGAGAGTAGATCACCTTCTCCTTCAAATCCTTCCACGTTTTTGATATACATCTCAACATCAGCAGCGGTTGTAAACTTCATCAGTGGATCTTCACCGAATAAGTTATCTCTCGCTACGATTGTTTTTGGAATGTACTTTACATCATGACCATAGATCTTGATAGCCTCAATCGTGAGATCTTCAACTAGGTCTTGCTCTCTGGCGTATGAGAAGTTATTGAAATACTTATTCGTCGCCATAATTTATCCAATCATATCATGGACGGGCAATGAATAACTCGTAATCATTTCATCTTCTAACTTATTAATTTCTTCTCTTGCTTCACCTAGAATACGAACACCGTCAAATTGAATTCCTCCTGGAAGTTGAATACCTTGAAACTTAGATAGATTTTCGCCCCACTGTCTTTTAAATAAAGCAGTCGAATATCTAAGTAACCATCTATCACCCCAAACATCTGTATATGTATTTGGATCTACTGTGCGATAACAATCAATGATGATGTATTCATCTACGAGAACATCTGTTTCCCAATCCATATCAATATAAAGTCGATCTGTGTGACGGTTGAAACGAATAGGTTTCTTACCAACAAAGATTTCTTCAAGCATTTCTACATGTCTCATAGCGTTCACATAAGGAACATATGAAGCACTAGAAAAATCAAAAAGATCGTTTAGATGAATTTGATATCGAATATTGAATAGATTTGAACTATTAATAGAATCCCCAATATCAAACACTCTCACGATCCCTTGAATATTTTCTGGGATAGAGATGTATTTGTTGGTTTTATCTGAAGAAGTAATTTGATGTTTTAAATAAACATGTTCTGTGCCATCGTAATGATAATCACGATAGTATTGTAATGCTTCGTCAATTCTATCCTCTAGTTGTTCGTCATCAACGTTGATATCTATAACTGGAGAACCTAGATTTCTAAGGCAATATTGTTTATGTTGTTCTCTGGTCGCAGGAATAGCCATAGTACCCTCTTTGTATAAGTCTTATGACTATTTATAATATTTATATTAATTACACCCAACCCCACTGCTGTTGACGGTACAGACTTCCTCCACGATAAGCCCATGTATCGTTCCTGTTACGGCATAGGTTCGGCGAAAATAACCACCTTCACGATTATTATCAATAGTTGAGGAAGGCCGCCGTCGGCGCGGTGAATGATGCCGTGTAACGAGCTACACCCTTCGTCACGCGAAATTCATCAATCCAGCCATCAAAGAACTGATCTTCCAGATGTCGCGTGCCGATCATAAGGTTCTGATTGTTATAAATGCTTGTGGTCGATGACACCGTGGTTATCAGACTTCCATTGACAAAAGTCCGGTAAGCACTTCCATCAAATGTTATGGCGATGTGATTCCATTGGTTTAACGTTGGCGTTCCGATGGATCTATTCTGGCAAATGTCCCACGTGCTGTTATCAGAGCTTAGAAATAGCTCGCTTCTTCCCGGCCCGATTTGCCGCTGGAGCAACAAGGTAAGGCCGCCGCCTCCCCCTGCGGTGATGCTGAAATACGGCGCGCGCGATGTGTCTCCAGCGTCGTAGAACCACCCCTCTATCGTCCAGTCTCCAGAAGACAGGTTAAAATCCGCATCGTTGACCTCGAGGTAATCGCCAGAGCCATCGAATAGACCTGACGTCGTGCCGAACTTGAATTCCGCGTCGTCTAGCTGAGCATTGCCCTGAACCGAGACAGTGTGCCCATTGGACGAGCTGTCGGTAAATGTTGTCGATGCGTCCGCGCCGTCGAAATGCAGTAAGAGCGAAACGTTTGCGAAGTGCTCGTCTGTTACTCCTCTTGCTGAAGTGAGCCAATTACCTTGTTTTCTTCTTCCAATTACAGAATATTTTCCTGGACCCCCTATCGACCAGACACCAGAATTATATTTTTTATCGAAAATATAATTATAGTCGGACTCAGTAGGAACAGTATATGTCCCATTAAACAAAGTTGTGCCTTTTGTAATTCTGAAATGGTCCATATGACCATTCCATTCTGGTTGAGTGGTGCCGGTTGGTTCTGCTGAACCAATTGCTAATCTAAAGGATGCATTCCCAAAGTTCCCTGTTTCTGCGGTTGTTGAAAATCCTAGAGAAGTTCCATCTAATCCCATTTCAACTGCATTATTAGCATGGCGTGTCATATGCCAATGGTGCCATGTAGAATCGGCAATAGTTGCACCAGCAACAAAAGTATCGTTTAAACTTCCATTTCTATAAAGACTAAATGTATCATTATTGACGAAAACATAATAACCATCGCTGGTCCAAGCTGATTCGTTTGATGTACCAATAATACTTAAATTTGTTCCAGAAGTTCCAGTTCTAAACCAAGTATCAATAGTGAACACGCCTGTAAATTCAAAACCAGTGCTTCCACCATATCTAATAAAATCATCTGTTCCATCAAATAAAATAGATGAAGAACCAAATTTAAATTGAGCAGTATCAATTTGAACCGCGCCTACAAGAGAATCTACTGATCTATTACGTATGCTATCATCAATAAATGTTGTAGATGCATCTGATCCTTCACCTTTTAATAAAAGTTCAACTTTTTCATAATATGATGGGGTTACTACAGTAGAATTAGCAGTACCGGTAAAATTATAACCAATATACTTTGGCATTGATGAAACCCTTTAGACTTTTTATTTTATTTATATTATTGCCATTTAGGTCCACGTAACCAAATAACAAGACTTCTTCGAATA